ATAATTTTTGTTAAAAACTTTATATCTTCTTTATTAAAAAAGATAAAACATAATATATATAATCCAGCTAAAATCATTCCTGACATTAGGATTACTTTGGGTTCAGAATCAAATATACATACAAATACAATTGTACATATAATTGTTAGATATAATAATATACCTTTTAAAATAAATTTAAATGTTTTCATATTTTAGATTTAATTAGGTTTAAAAGAAAAGCTAGTATTACTACTAGCTTGTATAAATTTATAAACTATAACTTAATGTTGCCTCCTACAGACATCAAAATACAGAGCATATGTGATCTTTTTCTTTACACACTAATAATATTAAAATCCATTATCTTTTTTCATTCTTTCGACCTTTTGACATTAATCTCTTGACATTAATTAAAATAATTTCTTTTGCAAACAGTCCTGAAATATTTGGATTCAAAATGATGTTTTGTATAGTTTTCGGTAGATTCTAATTCATTTATAAATTTATATTAAATTATATTTTTCAGATAAGAAATCAATAAAATCTTTATCGTCAGGACATTCATTTAATACCTCATTAAATAAATCTCCATAAACATAAAGATAATCAAAAACCAGCATCTAGATTGATCCTATATCCAAGTGGAATTCAAGAAATAAAATATAGATAAATGAAATAAAATGGAAAAAATTAAGTCATTAGTTTCAGCCATTATACCCAACCATTTCATTTATCACATAACCAATGAATCTTGGGGTTTTGAAGTTTTGATAATGGGCAAAACAGGAAACTGTTTCGCTAGGGCTTACTGGTATCACGATGATAAGGATTCTGTTTATCTAAATTGGCTGACTGTAAGTCCAGAATCAAGAAATCATGGAATAGCCACCGAGTTGCAAAACATACGTGAAGAAATAGGTAGAAAAATAGGTGCGAAATGCGCTTATCTACAAGCTGAAAATGAATCTTGGATGCAAAGTTGGTATAAAAGAAGAGGTTATTTAATTGCTGATGATAATCTGCCAAACGAGGACAATCTTGTTTGGATGCAAAAAGAAATTTAACTAATAAAACAATAATTTAAAATGGACAAAGCAGAAATCATCGGAAAAGTATATTTCAAAAGTGAAGTAGAACTTATTGGAGCAAATCTTCAAATGAGAAAACAAATATTGGTAGTACAAACGGATGCTGAATATCCACAAAAACTACCCATCGAATTCATCAAGGAGAAATGTGATTTATTGAATAATCTTCAAATAGGCCAACAGGTAAAAGTCAGTGTGAATGTTCGAGGAAATGAATACCAGGACCGAAACCAAGTCACCCGTTTTGGATTGAGTTTTCAAGGCTGGAAAGTAGAGTAATATGGATGCAAAAAATATTAAAGTAGGGGATAAATTCAAATATGCTAATATGGAATTTATTGTATTAGAAAAAACAGATACAGGCGTTCTTTTTAAATATGAAGGTGAAGTTTATTTTAGGGAATATGTAGATATCGAAATAGCATAATCAGCATCGAGAGGATTGGCAAGCAGGAACAGCTTGCAAGATGCATTAAAACCACACCATAAACCGTGTGGTTTTTTTATGTTAAAATTTATTATTTAGAATCATTCTAAATAAGAAGTATTTTTTATTACATTTGTTATCTAATAACAATCAACAATTTAAAACATTTATCATGGCAGTAAAACCAGAAATTATCAAGGCACGACTTAAGGTATTATTCCCTAAGGCGAACTTGTCTCAAAAAAGGCTAGACACTTATGTGGCTAAACTTGCACCAAAACCAGCCGATGATGCCGATGAAGCAGCAGTCGATGCAATCATTAACGATTACAATGATGTAATTGATTTTGTAGCAGTAGCAGCAGAGGACGACAGAACTCGAACTCTTGAAGCCGACAAAAAGAAAGCCGATGAAGCAGCTAAAGGTGGTAAGGGAGGAAAAAAAGACGAAGAGGAAGAAGAGGAAGAAGAAACCGCAGGAATGACACCATTTGAAAAACAAATGTTGAAAAAATTCGGTGACTTGAAATCTGACATTGACTCAATAAAAACTGGAAATGTTCTTCAAGGCAAAAAACAAACGGCTTCTCAATTATTTGAAAAGTCTGAAGTTTTAAAAAGCTTGAAAGAAGATTTAAAACCACGCTGGATTAATCGAATAGATGTTAATTCTGAAACTCCAATCGAGGATCAAATCAAAGAATTAGAATCTGAATACTCTGAATTAGTTCAAGTAAATGCCGATAATAATCAATATGGTGGTCCAGCAGGTGGAGGTTCAAACTCCAGCAAGCCAGACACTGCAATTGTTGAAGAAATAGTCGATAACTTAAACATTTAAAAACATTTAAAACATGTCAACAACAGCCGATTTAGCAACACAAGGCGCTGGTTACGATACAGGAAACGATTCTATCGTTATTGTAAAAGTACTAGAAGCCATTCCAGGAGGAAAGACACTTGATGTGACTTCTTTCACTCCTGACGTAATTCCAGCAGGTCACTTGATCATCAAGGAGACTTCAACAGGAATTTTAAAACCAATGCCGGTTACTGGTGCTGCTTATGCAGCTTTGCCAGCATCGCACACCTACGAAGGTGTTTTGATTTCAACAATATTGAAATCAAAACCATTTGCAGGTATCTTGGTAAGAGGAACAGTCAATCAGGCCGCTTCTTTCTACACAATCGCCTCAGTATTAACCGCAGTGAAAGCAGCCTTGCCGCTGATTCGTTTCACTCAAGACTAATTCATTAGATCATGAAAGAATCATTATTTGTAAAATACACCTCTTGGCTAAGTGCCATTATATTGGGTGTCGTAACCAAGATTAACGGTGGTAAAACTGAATTATCTTACCTTCATAAATCAATGCTTACAGAAGAATTGTCAACAGACTTAAAATGGTCAACTTTGACAGTAAACAGTACAATTGTAGCAGCCGATATCGTGGCGATGGATTCTCCATTACCATTGAAAAAACGTGATGCCATTGGTACTGCAAACGGAGAGATCACTAAACTAGGTATGAAAAAGAAATTGACTGAAAAGCAACTTTCTGACATTGATACTTTAGTAGCTAAAAAAGTAGAAAACAAAGTCATTATAGAAAAAATATTCAATGATGCAGTTTCCTGTACCATGGGTATTTATGAAAAAATGGAGTATGTTTTCTTGAGCGCTTTATCTACTGGTATTGCCTTGATTGAAGATACTGAAAATGTTGGTACTGGAATTCGTATTGATTACGGTTATTCTGATGCTAATAAATTTGGTGTTGTAAAAGCCTGGTCTGATTCAGCAGCTAAACCTTTGGATGATATTCAAAGAGTAATCAAAGAAGCAAGATCAAAAGGAGTTTCCTTGAAGTTCATGATGATGGACCAAAACACTTTTGATAATTTGGCAGCTAACGATCAAACACGTCAGTACTTTGCTTTTTCTCAAAACTTCGTAGGTTCCAGCGTTCCGGTTCCAGACCAAGAACAAGTGAATATGATGCTTCAAAAACGTTACAAATTAACAATTGTAATTGTTGATAGAACTGTAATTACAGAGCGTGACGGTGTTAGAACCGTTCAAACTCCTTGGGCTGAAAACAAAGTGGTATTCTTGGAAACTCAAAAAGTAGGACGTTTGGTTTACGGTATTTTGGCCGAAGAAACCAGACAATCTAAATCAGCTACTTATGCCAAAGCCGGCAAGTACATTCTGTTGAAAAAATGGTCTGAAGAAGAGCCTTTCTCTGAACATACATCTTCCCAAGCGTTGGCAATTCCAGTTATCGATGCAGTGGATAGTATTTACTTATTGGATTCAGAAGAAGCAGCTGTTGATGCCCAAACAGAGGGTGACGCTAACTTCTTGTACTTAACAGTTTCGTACACTAAAGCATCTGTTGCAGCTGCCTTGAAATTAGCTTATCCAGCAACTAAATTGACTGTTGCTTCGACTGATGCTAAATTGCTTGAAGCAATCAACAAATTGTCTGAAGAAGCAATCTTGATCTTCGAAGCTAACATTACAGAATCAGCATAATATGTACAACGAACAAAGCATAACGTCATTAATCACAAGAATTGGCTGGGAGAAACCTTTAGACACTGCATTTGCAATCCAGTTAGATGAGGAGGTTCTAACCGCAGATTCAGAAAGAAAAGTAAATTCTTTCCACCAACTCGTAACGGTTGAAAATGTTTATGCAGCAGTTCCAGAAATAGAAATGGAGGCCGTCGATTTCAACGGCTTCCTTTCTTCTATTCGCAATCAATCGGTGTTGGAGGTCTTGACCGCTATTTTCGACAAAAGCGAAATGTATGTAGAAGAAACTGATTATTCGGCTTTGATTATCGCAAAACCAAGACTGTTTGACGATGCCATTGGTTATTGTATCGCCATCAAAATGTTGGAATTATTCATTTCATCAAGTAGAAACAACTTTTTAGAGCGTAATGCCAAATTGAGTTTTCAAAGCCTTAAAATTGAATTAGAAGGTGTTCGAAACGATGGTGGTTTCTTCGTGGCCAAAGGAATAATCTACAAAATGGAAAGAGCCATTCAAAAGGCACAAAACATATTGTTTCCAAAGAAAGCAATCGTTCAAAACGGCAAAGCCTGGTAATTATGAACTACAACAACTATCCATCAAAAGGAATCGACCACAAAATTAAACTCATTCAAAATGTTTTAGCATTGCATTTGGGTTTTGTTGGTGTTGATTTTTACGGACGTGTTCAAAAAGTATTGGCCAAGGATGGAAAATCATTTGTACCGGAAGTTCACATTTCAAGCAAAGAACGAAAAGAAGTTTTTTATGACGATACGAAAGCGCCTGGAGGAAATATTTTTTTCGTTGACGATGACAATCACACCTCAAAAGATGGAAAGTTATTCACGGCAAAGGTAAAAATTGTTTTTATGTTGAATTTAAACAAATGTTTTGCCAATACAACCTACAGAGCAGATTCAGAAGTTCAGGATATATGCGTGAAGCTAGTCGAAAAAATAAAAGCATTAGACATCACCGGATTGGAGAAAGGATTGAAAAACGTGCTGAAAGATTTCAATATTGAAAACATCAAATTGAATGATTTGCAACCTTATCATACCTTCTCGATAAACGGAGATTTGAAATACACATTTAATTGTAACTAATAAAAAATAGGACCTATGAGTATAATCGTAGAATTCACCGCTACAGGTGAAAGCAATAAAAATACGGGTGCCAATGACCAATTCCATGAAGGAGTTACCATTCGCCACGCATTAGCAACTGACGAGCAAGAATTTGCCACCGTCGCAGCTGCCAAAACATTAGCCACTTGGAAGGCCGATGTTGATTTGAAGAAAATCATACCATTGTATGAAATCGAAACACTGGCCATTGGCGATACTGCCGATACTTTTTTCGAAGGAAACTCAAAATACAAAACTAAAAACGGCAAGAAAATCAGAACTTTCGAGTGTATGATTGGGGTTAATTCTCACGCTGCTTTAGCTTCGTACAACGGAAAAACAATGCGTTTGTATGAGTTCACAGATGCTCAAGAAATCAAAGGGGTTTCTCCTGATGGTGTAAAAGTTCGTGGTCAATTGGTAACTATCGAGGTTGGAAAACGTATCGATGCAATGCCTGACAAACCAGCTTACACACCAGTAACCTTGACTTATTCAGATTACAAAGATTTCGAGAAAAACGCTGTAATCATTAAACCAACTTGGAGCCACATCGAAGTAAACGGAATCTTTGACGCTAAAATAGTGTCTGTTAGTTCTTCTGCAACTTCGGTTAAATTCAAAGTGTTGACAGGTGATGCTCTTGATCCGGTAACTTCATTGGAAGATACTGATGTTACTTTCAAAACCGCTGCCGGTGTTGCCGTTACACATTCATTTGTGGTTGCCGATGCTAACGGAGTTTACGAATTGACAGGAACAGGTTTTGTAACTGGAAACGTGATCAACTTGAACGGAGTTGTGATTCAAACTGAATCCACTTATGAAAGTGCTGGTGCAGTTTCAATAACAGTCTAATCAATGCCTCGTGCAAAATACAAAGGCATAACGTTTGAAGAAAATTATAGTAGAACGTTTGAGCAGTTCAGGGAAGAATTCGAGAATACACACGTATTCAAAGGAATTGAAGAAAAAGAACGGCTGGTAGAGCTAAAGAAAGCGTTTAAAATCGCTTCGAAGAAATCAGAATAAAGAAATAAATTTATTGAACAAGAGGCTAAAACCATCCAATGGTTTAGCCTCTTTTTTTATACAAAATATGGCCACATTCAACCAACAATTAGAACGTTCGAAAAGTGTCAGCTCTGAAATCATTTCTAGGGAATTGTTCGCATTCATCAAAACCGTGTCCGAGTATATGGTCGAATTGAACAAAGAACAAATCAATAAAGACAGCCAGGATATTTACGGAAAAGCAATTGGTTTCTACTCAAAAGCCACTGATATATTGACAAATGGCGAAAAAGAATGGGGCAGTCCTTTCACCGGAAAAGACACGGGCGATTGGTTGGGAAGTTTTTATGTAACGGTGCTCGATGATATATTTTTCTTTGGTTCTACCGATCCCAAAACAGATGATATTCTAAGCAGCAAATATTGGCTTTCCCACAGCCTTTTTGGGTTGACAGATGAAAACCTTAAAGACGTTATCGAAACCAAAATTCTACAATTCGTATTGAAAAACAACCGTCAAAAATTAGGATTATGATCTACAAAACACTCCGAAAATTGCCAATGATGACCTTTACTGAAATCATAGAATCAGGCGATATCACATTGCTTTCAGATGAAGAAACCTCAGAAGATTTAGTTTCAATCTGGAATGATTTATTTGAAGAGTACCAAAAAAAGTACAACAAACAAAACAGCAACAAAGTATTCAATCTCGAAAGAGAAATAGAGTACCTGGATAAAAAACACTTTGAAATAAAGTTGATCATCGAAGCTTTGAAATTCGATGTTTATCCCGAGTTGATTTCTATTCTTCGCGACTATGGATATAGATTCAGAGATGAATTTTACAATGAAGATTTGGAACGTGTGGAGCGTGAAAGCAAAGGAATCATTCAAAAAATTAACCAACTCAAACAAGGACTTCCCAAAGTTGACGAATCAAAACCTGAAAACAACGACAATTCAATTATCAATTTAATGGCCAGTTACTCTTCTGTTTTGGGTTACGATTATGATTACTACACCGTATCCGTTGAGAAATTCAAGTCACTTGAAAAACAAGTGAAACAAAAAATAGCAGCTATCGAAAAAAATAACGCTAAAAATCGAAAATAATTATGGATGGAACTATCACAAGAAAAGATATAATTACCGACGAAGCTTTACGTTGGGGTGATGAATATAGGAAAATAATGGAAGGCGCTATTGGTATAAATAGAGAGTTTGTCGATACCATTGTTTTATTGAATGCTGAAAATGTAAAACTTCGCAGAAGCGAAAACCAAACCGAGTTCATAAAGCAAAAGAATGAGGTCAAACTTCTTGCAGAACAATCTATTGTTAAGCTAAAAGAAGAACAAATCGCAGAGGCTAATTTGGAAAAAACAAAGCAAGAAAAGCTTAAAACAGAAAAACTAGCCTTAGATGTCGCCAACAAAAAACAGGCATCAACCAGATCAAATATAAAGTTGTCAGCAGAAGAACGTTTGGCCAATGAGCAAAATAATAGAATTACAAAACTTCAAGTAATAGCCAATCAAGCCTTAGCAGGTTCTTACGAAAAAATTCAAGCTCAATTATCTATCAATACCATAAAATGGAAAAAATTGACTGATGAAGAAAGAATGAATACAAAAGAAGGGAAGTCTCTCACGAAAGAAATTTTAGCACAGGAAACGGCTCTCAAAAAATTAGACTCTCAACTTGGTAAAAGTCAAAGAAATGTTGGTAATTATGGAAGCGCTTTTAATTCTTTAAAAAGTAGTGCTGGTAATTTATTGGGAGCCTTTGGCATAGTTGGAGGAGTTTCAGCTATAGCTGCAATTACTACTGATATATTTAGGCAAACTAAAGAGCTTCAATCTTTGGATTTGGCATTGCAAACTGTTACTTCAACTCAGCAAAACTTTTTAGAGCAACAGCAATTTCTAAGAAGAATAGCATTGGCTTATGGTGCTGACATTAACAGCTTGACTTCGTCTTTTACGCAGTTCTACGCATCAGCAAAAGATAAACTGGCAGGCAAAGACATTCAAAATATTTTTGAAAGCGTGACCAAAGCTGGAGGTGTTTTAGGACTTTCTGTAGAACGACAAGAAAAAGCATTTTTGGCATTGAATCAAATGATGTCGAAAGGTACTATTCAAGCGGAAGAGTTGAGAGGTCAATTATCCGAAGCTTTGCCAAACTCTATGGGGATAATGACAAAAGCGGTTCAGGAATTAAACCCAGGAATGATTGTTACTGAAAAAACATTAGGTGAAATGATGAAATCAGGCAAACTATTGTCTGCTGAAGTATTACCTGAATTTGCACGCCAAATGCAAAAAGCATACGGAATTGAAAACATAACTAGAGTAGAAACGCTTTCAGCTTCTCAAAACAGATTGACCAACCGTTACAAAGATTTTATTCGAAGTCTAAACGAAAGCGATCCTGGTCCAGTAACTGCTTTTTTTAAATTCTTTATCGAAACGGCAACAAATGCGTTGGATGTTTTGGTTCGTTTAAATTCATCTTGGGATCAGTTAAATGACAAAGCAAAAACGAAAGGAACTGAACTTGGAAAAGAATCTTTTGACAAACAATTGAAAAGTAGAAAAGCAATAGGTGGTGACTTTATGAGTGATGCCGAATACTCTAAGGTTATAAAAGATCAGGCCGTTAAAGAACTAAAAATATTAAGAGATCAAGAAACAAAGCTGAATAAAGAAATAGCTGAATTCAACCCTTATGCCATCAATTTAGGAAAAAGCGGAAAGCAAATGAAAAAAGAAAGGGAACAGTTAATTTTAGATATTGCTGCCCGTGCCAAAATAATTAAAGAAGCAAATAACAATATACAAGGCACGTCAAAAAAAATAACATCAACACCTCCAGCAGATGTTCCAGAAACGGATAAAGATAAAAAAGCAAGGGAAAAAGCCGCTAAAGATGCTTATGACATTGCCAAACAATTAAGGGATTCTTTGTATGAACTCGAAAAACAACGTATTGAAAGAGTCATAAAACTTAATGAAGATATTGTTTCCAATGACAAATTAACGGACGATGTTAGAATTCAAGCCGCTTACATAAGTCAAACGAAACAAGAAGATTTGGTTAAATTAACTCAAACACATTTGCTGGAAAGCGACAAATTAACGTCAAATGATCGTATTAGAATAAATGAAGACTCATCAAACAAAATCATCGACATCGAGAAAAAAACAGCAGAAGAAATCTTGAAAATAAACCAATTCGACGAAGCAACATACACGGCTGATTTGTTGAAAAAAACCACCAAAATTGAAATAGCTTCCAATGAGGTAATTGCCAAAGAAAATGAAGATTACAAAACAATATTGGAAAACAAATTGTTGAGCGACAAAGAAATTGAGGACGCAGCCCAAGAGCACGAAGAAAGACTATTCAACATAAAACTGGAAGCCGCCAAAGAACTGGCAAAGCTACTTATTGAAAATACAAAACTTGAATTGGCCGCTTATGAAGCGCAATCCGACGGCTCGGAAAAATCCAACGCTTTTATCCTGGCATTAAAGAAAAAACTTTCCGATGCCGAAACAAAACTATCTGAATTAGGTCTTGATAAATTCAAGAAAGATGAGGATACAAAAATAAGCCACGCTAAAGAGAATGCAATTCTCACTTTAGAAATTGCTATGGAAGTAACGGGAGAACTCGCCAATCTTGCCAGTACATTTTCAGAGGCTAAAATCCAGAAAATTGACGAGGAAATTGACAAAAACAATGAGTATTACGACAAGCAAATTGAACTGGCTGGAAACGATGAACGACAAAAGGATTTATTAAAAAGAGCGTGAAAAAAAGAATGAAGCCTTAGAGAAAAAGAAACAAGCAGCGCAACGAAAACAAGCTGTATTTGATAAAGCATTGAATGCTTCAATGGTAACTATGGCAACTGCTTTAGCAGTTATAAAAGCTTGGACTGAAGGAGATCCATACACAAAAGTAGCGAGGTCAATTGCTGCTGGAGTTGTTGGAGCGTTACAATTAGCAGCAGTTTTAGCCACTCCAATTCCTAAATACAAAGATGGACGTAAAGGAGGAAAAGCAGAAACAGCTTGGGTTGGTGATGGTGGAGTAAGTGAGGTGATCACATCTGCAAGCGGTGGAAATGCAAGATTAACACCAAACATTCCAACGCTTACACACTTGAATCAAGATGATATTGTTTACCCATCGATGGATGTTTATTTGAGACATTCCATTTTGTCCGGACTTAAAATGGATGGCCATAGAATGAATGATTTTCAAGCCATTCAAAATGAAGAGAAATATGCCAAAGAGTTGCTGGAAGAATTGAAAAGAACTACTCAAGCTGTAAAAGGACAAAAAAACGGTTCTGTTATCAATATGCCTGGCTTGGACATTAATCATCATTTGTGGAAAATGAGAAACACTAACTGGAACTAATGGGAAATCTACTTTACTTCGACAGGGTTCGATATACCTTATTCAATAAAAACCAAGGCTCTTTGATAATCGAAGAGCCAATTGGCTGGAAAAGTGATGAAAAAGAATGGTCACGTCACGAACAGTACCACGGCATAATTTCACGGTTTTCCAATTCTTCAAAATTCATTGGAAGCGGCAAAGATTTCATTCAATTAGTAGATGATGTTGAAGGTATTAATGCAGATATTGAATTAAAAAGAGAAGAAAAACACCCTAAAACGGATGTATGGACTTTAGGATATTCCGGAAATCTTGATCTATCGACAAAGGAAAAAGAAAACAACCAGATTGCCATACAATTCAACTCCGAAGATTTGGATCAACCATTGAAAGATACACAGTCAAAACGCTTGGAACTCATGCCAGCGGCCAGTGGATTGAATTTGGGCCTATTGTTGTGCCACTCCAAAAAATGGACGCACACGGGGTTGGCTCCGCGTCAACGTACGCCCGCCGGTACGCGTTGAGTGCTGCCCTAGGTGTTGCTGCAGAGGATGAGGACGGCAACTCGGCACAGGCAGCACCCAAGGCTCCGTGGAAGTCGCCAGCAGTGCAACCCAAGCCAGCCAGTCCAATCGACGAGGCGGCCGCAAATGTCTCGAAGGTTGTTGGCGGGAAGCTTGAGAAACCCAAAGGCTGGGTCATCCCGCTTGGACACAGCAAGGGGAAGACGCTCGATGAAGTGACTGATGCGACTCTCGAAAACATGCGCACCTATTTTGAAGGCATTGAGGCAAATGGCCCGACACAGGAGAGTTCAGCCGCAATGGTTGCCATCCATGCCGAAATTGAGAAGCGGAAGGCGGCGCAGTCATGACAATCGACACGTGGTGGTGTTGGAACTGCGGGAAGAATTACGCAAAGGCAATGATTGTTGCGACTGATTCAAAGTTTCAGCTCGCACTGCATGAAAACGAAAACGTCGGCTGCTGTAAAAACTGCGCCAAAAAACTCTGGCTTAAAG